AAAGGCTCGTTTAGGTTGCCGGGGTGAAATAGACGATCTCAAACGGGGCGGTGTCGTAATCGCTCACACTCGCCTGTTTTGCGTGGAACTCCACAGGCAGCGTACCTTCGCCCTTGTCCGTCCATGTCAGGCTGATGTCCGCTTCATTCAGAGCGTTCTTCAGACAGATCAGTACATACCGTCCGTCCGCAATATCCCCGATCCAGCAGATATTCGTCAGGTAATCGTTGGTGTCAATCGCCGTGCCGACCTTCAGCACCTCAATGTTTCCGCTGGTGGAAGATGTAGCCGTTCCGAATGCCATCAGCAGGTTTTCCGGGGTGATCTCAACCAGCGTGGTGGACAGCTGGGCATCGATGGAATCCACAAAGGTATCGCCTTTGAAACCGTAACGCCGTCCGTCCACTTCCGGCTGGCGCAGTTCACGGGAAACCGTGAAAGAACCGCCGCCACGGGTTGCGCCGACAATCGTTCCGAATGCGCTTGTACTTCCCTGTACCGCCAGATCAATCGCACTCTTCAGAGCGGCTGTGGTGGAGATCGAACTGTATGTGCAGTTCTTCAGCAGGATTCCGGCGTTCAGCTGGAGATTCTTGAAAGTATCAGCACGAAGCGGAGTGGTGTATCCGGGTGCGCTCATAGGTTAACTCCTTCCTCCGGGCAATCACCCGGCGTTTGTGTTGTCATTTTCAGCGTTCTCTTCACCGTCATCAGCGTTCTCATTACTGCCTGTATCCTGACCGCTGTTTCCGGCGTTTTGACCGCTGTTTTGCTGTGCCGGGAACGCTCCCGGCATCTGGTATGCATTGATGCTCAGATTGATGTAAAACGAGCGGTAATCGCCGTTTGTGAGCATCTGCACAAGGGGCGTTTCCGGGTATATGGATAAATACCCGACCCCTGTATCAATCCTGATCCCCGTTCCGATTGCTGAAATGATCTCATCCGCTTTGCTTACTAAAGCAGTATTGCTTGTGGTTCTGTACCATCCTTGGATGTAAAAGGAGGTTTTCTGATCCCACTCAGGTTCTGCAAGCGGATAGGTCAAGTAGGGAACGGTGACATCCTTCGGGACGGAATCAACGGGGTACGCAGGAAGGGAGAAACTTTTCACAAAATCCTTCAACGCCTTGGCTGTTGCTCTCATGAAGGGAGAACCCACCTTTCTGCGGTGACCTTGGCGATCTTCACGGTACTCGCCGGATGTGCGGTCGAATCCGTTGTCCTGCTGGTCACCCGGAAGATTGCGTTATCTCTCACCCGTTTGAACACATCGTGATAATCCAGCGTAAAATCCTGCTGAACCACAACGGTAAAGGCTTCCGTGATTCCTTCCTTTTCGGCGATCTGCTGCTCCGGGCTTGCGTTCTTTGCGATTGCCGCATTGAACGTTGCGCCCTCCGTCCATGTGTCTGTATAACCGCCGAAATCATCATCCGCACGAACGTGATTGAGGATGCGGCATTCTTCCATCATCTGTGTCAGCAGACTCACAGGAAAGCCACCTTCCTCCATCTGTTCAGCTGCGTGGCGTACACATCCATCCACGATACAGAGCCGCCAGCCCCCGTTCCTCCGCTTGCCTTGGTGTAGGAATACACGCCCAGCACGGATTCATTGGTGTACGGGCTGTTGATGATTTCCCCGTTCGTATCCACCCACGTTTTGATCTCTCCTGCCAGCGCAATGACCGCAGGAGGAACAGCCAGAGCGCATATCGTTCCGGTGAACGTTTCGGCTCGGAGTCCCACCGCCACGGAGTCATCGTCATTCTTGATCCCGGCATCGTGGTATGTGTACATTCCGTCATTCAGCGCAGACCCTTGGATCAGAAACCGCTGTCCGTCCAGAAGCGGAAGGGAGATCATGCCGCCAGCAATCTCATACTTCCCCTCATAGCGGTTCTGGATGAAATAGTTGTGAATATGCTCACAAACCTGCTGAAGCATTGATCTCCCCCCTTTTTATTCCTTCTCTGCCTTTTTCTTTTCGGCAGGTTTCTTGGGCTGTTCGTTCTTCTTCTGCTCGGCCTTGCCGTTGCCAACAATAACGCTCATTTCAGCCCTCCTTACGCTTTAGGCGCATAGGTGATGTCCTTCAGACTCCAATAGGTTGCCCTCTTGTGTCCGTTGGCATCGGTCTGGATGGCGATGATCTTCTGATCCGGGCTGGTGACCTTGAACACCGCATCCTGATCGCTGTCCAGATGCACCAAGCCAGCACCCTGTGTAGGCACAATGCCGACTTCGCAGTTCGCATAGGTCAGACCGCTGGAATAATTGCTGAAGCCAACGGCGATGAAGTAACCTTCGCCCCAATCCTGTACCAGAGCCTTGGTAGCATCGTCATAGTATTTCAGAGTTCCTGTGATCTTTCCCCCAGAGGCACTCAAGCTGGTCTGAATGTCAGCCACGCTTGTCCCCCAATATGTTCCCGAACTCTTCGGGGTAAGAGTCGGGTCAGTCATTCCGAGTCCGAAATAGTTCCCTTGACCACGCCAGCTGCGTACTCCACAAAGAACTGAATGCCGGACATGAGCAGAGATTCCAGCTGCGCCCGGTCATTGGTGGGAATGTCGAACTTCGCACCGATCACGCCGAGGTCATCCACGGACAGGCCGAACTTCCCGGCAATATCGCCGTTCATGGTCAGGTAGTACATGATGATGTTCTCTTTGGCGGTGGCAACGAACGTTCCCTGAGTGATCCGGCTGGACAGGATTACCGTACCCAGACCGAGGAAGTTCTCAATGTAATCCATACCGAAAGCGGTCTGGATCGTCACGCTGGCAGAACCGAGGTAATCCCCGATGTCCAGCGGATTGAGGAAGTACACAGCGGAAGCCGTATCATCCTCAAACAGCACCTGCAACTGCGCCCAAGCGGCGGCAAGGGCTTTCTGGAGTCCCACGCCGGAAACGCTGGTGGAGGATGTGATCGTTCCGTTCAGCAGGGAGAAGAAGCTGGTGCGAACACTCTTTTCAACGTCCTTCAGCAGGGCGGCATCGGTCGCACGGACGGCTTCATCATAGCCGGACTTCATGATCGCTTCGGCAGAGGTAGCCTTGCGCCACTTGTTCAGCGTGATCTCGCCGACCGCAACCTTATTCCTCTGATACCGGGACAGGGGGATGATCTCGCCCTCCGGCACAGCACCGCTCTGGAGAGTGCCGCTTGTGGTGTACATATACATCGTTGTCCCTTCCTGCATCGGAATCTTCCGGGTCACGCCCAGAACCTCGATCAGTTTGGCAAGGGACTCATGGGAAAACTGAGCAACGAAATCCACTTCACGGACTTTGCTCATCTGGCTTTTGCCAATCAGATTGGTTTCAGCCGCATTCGTCACATTGACAGGATCAGACATTTTGTTTCTCCTTCCTGTTCGGATCAGAATCCGAACAATTCATGGTTTTCGGCAATCGCCTTTTGCCGCTGTGCGGTGTCCTTGATGGCGAAGATTTCTTCCTTCGTTTTCGTGGCTTTGCCCGTCTGCGGCGGTCTTTCGACTACCGCACCCTTCTCGGTGACGGTGGTCTTGAACTCGCTCCATTCGCTATTGATGGCTTTGCGGAGTTCATCTGCATCCGCAAGGTTGCCGTCCTTGTCCAGCTTCATCTTGCTGAAGTCCGTCACCTTGAGGATGGTGTCCAGCCGCTTTTCGCTGATCCCTTCCCCGGAAAGCAGTTTGCGGTATGCCGCCTTGACCTTGGCGGCTTCGGCTTCGTTCGCCGTCTGCTTCTTGAAGTCCTCAAAGGCGTTGTGTTCCTTCTCGTACTTCTCCTGCCAATTCTCGCCGCCCTGTAGCCCCTCCAACTGCTTCTGAAGGTCTGCGGCTTTCTCCGCTTCCACTTTGTAGTCATCACGCTGCTTCTTCAGCGCATCCGTGACAGCCGTGTGTTCCTCCATGACCGCCGATACCTGTTCATCGGACAGCCCGGTGGCTTTCAGAAAAGATCGTGTGAAACCCATCAATATACCTCCCATTGCTTCGGTGCGTTGCTTTGCACTACGGAGTTCTTTGTGAGCGGTGCTTTGCTCTGTTTTCATTGTAGGTAAGCATAAAAAAACACGCATTATCAAAAGTGTAAAACTTGATAATGCGTATTAACAAAAGTGTAATTATCTCAGGCTTCCGAGTTCCTTCTGGATGATCTGCTCGATTTCACGCTTGTAGTTTTCCATCGCCGGGCGCAGGAAAGGGTTTGCGTTCAGATGGATGTTCGGTGCGCCGAGTTCCTGATAAGGGGCGTACTGCACGTTCGTGCCGATGTACACCGTGATCTCATGATCCTCGTCCCTTTCCGCTTCTCCGTCATATTCGCCCGTCTGCTCGTTGTTATCGTCATAGTACACCCGTTTTTCCGGTGCTTCCCCTCCAATCGCATAGGTGATTGAATTCCGCAGCAATCCCGTGTCCACCGGGCATAGATCGACAGCATGACCAGCCACCGTGCCGCCGATCATCCTCGCCGCCCGTTTCATGGCTTTCTCCGTGGCTTTCTCCACACTTGCCTTATGGCTGACCACCTCGATCATTTGCGGCCTTTCTCCTTCCACGCTTTCCATTCCTTGTACGTCATGTCCTCAACGGTGTAGGATTTGCGCTTGCCCTCTTTGAATTCCTCATCGTCTTCGTCATAGTACGCCCGTCTTGTGGTCTTCCGGTCAATCCCTTCGTACACTTCGATCATGGCGCATCGGCAGTTGTACACCATACAGGCATCCGCATTCGGATCACCCGGATAATCAATCTCATAGTGTTCCCCGTCCAGATCGACCTTGAACGGCTCTCCAACATCCACTTCCTGCCCGTCCAATTCCTGATGCAGGTCACGGGTGCGGTTGTCCAGCGTGGCAACCCACCGCTTTTTAACCTTGATCCCTTCCTCTTCCGCATCCTCCATCTGCGCTTGCCGTCCGGCGTTCTGCGCCCCGGTCATGGATGTTCGGGCAAAGGTTCTCATCTTGTTTTCGTTCGTGGTGCAGAGGTTCGATACCAGATCGTCCGTGATCTCATCGATCCGCTTGCCTTGGATGATCCCCTGTGTGATGGAATTCTCCACCTTCTGCCGATTCCATTTGTAATCCTTCGGTTCGTCAATCTTCCATTCCGGGAGCATTTTCGGCTTTTTTCGGATCAGTTTCTCCACGGATTTTTCATTGTACAGGTTAAAATTCACCATGCCGCCCAGATTCTTTTCCATTTCATAAGCGGTATAGTTGTAATTCTCCGCAAATACGTTCAGCTTTCCCTTCCTGACCAGCTGCGCCGCTTCCATGTTCGCTTCCGTCATGATCCGGGATGCCTGATCCGCTTTCTGCGCCCATTGCCGCCCGATGAACACCTGCCCACGCAGCCAGCTTTCATAGGCTTCCTTGGTGATCTCCTGCGCTTCAAGTTTTTTCCGCATCTCGGCCTGTTTCTTGGCGAACTTCTCATTGAACGCTACAAGCTTCGACCGGAGTTCCTTCGCCGCCTGTTCATAGACCTTGCGGATTTTCTTTGCCGTATCTTCAATCGCCTTGTCTGCTACCTTTGAACCGTAGTCAGCCATTCATTACACCTCCGGCTCTTCCTCCGGGGATTCTTCCTGCTGATCTTCTTCCTGTTCCTCGCTTTCAACCTCAAAGGCTTCGGTGTCCTTTGACAGTTTCCGGGCGAGAATCCCTTCCACCTCATCCGGCGTGATGAACGGCAGTTTGCGGATCACCGTTTCATCGTCCAGATAATTCGCCGCCATCATCACCATCTGGGTCTGCTCCATCCGGTTGGAAAGCCTGTTGCGCTGGAAAATCGGCATATCGTCAATGCCGATGATGTTGAGGATTCCACGCACGGCCTTGATGACCTGATACTCAAAATCATCCGCTTCCTCGTCCATCGGCTGGTACGCCGCATCAATGTGATCGTTCGTAGCACCTGCGGCAACGGTGTGGACATCCAGACCACCGTAATCCTCATACAACTGCGCCCGGAGGGATGTGATCAGGGCTGTTCTCGCCGCTGTCGGGATTTCCTGCTGGTACGCTTGAATATCGCTGTTGTCCGTGTCCATCACGGCGATGTGATGGAGTTTCAGTTTGTCCCGGAACTTGGACAGGTCTGCATCCGTCATGCCCATTGCGTTGCCGATGATCCAATACACTTGGGCGCAATCCTGCAAGTCGTTGCAGAAACCGGAAACGATCAGATCAAGTGCATCAATCTTCGACCGCATCCCAACCAGATCGCTCTGCCTGTGCTGGCTTCCCCAGAATGGGATGATCGGAATGCTGATATAGTTGCTCTCTCCGACTACTTCGTCCGGGTCAACGTCATTGTGTGCGATCTTCTGCTTATACGCCCGTTTCGGTTCGTACTCCACCAGATCGGCAACACCCTTCGTGTCCTTCCGGCTGCGGTATTTCGTATATCCGTCCGCTTCGTAAAGCACCACCGTTGCAGGACGTTTCTCCCAATCCAATGACCAGAACCGGATGCCAGCCCGGAGCGATCCGTCATACTCATCGAACAACGGACAGAATTCCGTGGCTTTGAAGTAATCGCAATGATCCAGATTCCAGAACAGGTAACACACCCGGTGCAACCGTGCATACCGTCCTGCCGTGTAAAGAATCGTGTCAAAATCCTGCCCCAGCTTTTCCTTTGTAGAATCCACGGTCACCCATTGCCCGTTCTGGTACACCTTCTCCGCATTGGCAAAGGAAATGCCGTTTCCAAGGGAATAAGCAACCCTTTGCGTGGTCAGCCTGTGCAGGAAGTTGCTTGCCACCCGGTTGTTTGCCGCCGTGAAGTCAACCACCTTCATCCCGGCTTCGTTGTAGAGCCAGCGCATGAAGTCCATGATTGTTGTGTTCCGTTCCGCTTCGTACTCATCAGCTGTGACGGCAATCTTGTACTCATCGCTGGCACGGTATTCGCTGATCGCCGCCTTGATGAAGTCCAATTCCTGCCCACGTTCCTTGTACTTCTCAAATTCCTGATATGTTTTCAACCTTTTCCACCGCCTTTTTCATCGTTTCTATCTCAAGTGCGAGAGTCTTGTCCTTCACTCGCTCCCTGTCCATCTGATCATTGATCCTCTCTTCCAGTTCTTCCCCGGTTGGCATCCTACACACCTCCGAACGGGCTGATATATTTCACATTGTCCCTCGGATCAAAGTACCTGCAAATACACGCCGCTGAGTCAGGCGCATCGTCATGCTCTGCCTGTTCCGAGTACGCCATGATTTCCTCAATGTACGCCTTGTCCGTTCCCTCAAGGATCGTGATGTTCTTCCACCACTTCCGCAGATATGTGGCGATCTTCATGAACTTGTTCTGCGTTTCATCGTACAGGCGCACCAGATCGCCGTTTCTCCGCAGTTCCTTTCCGAGAAATCCCTTGTCTGCGTTCTTCTCCATCAGGATCGGCGCACACCGCAGCCTCCGTGTTTCTGCGCTATAAAAGTCCGTTAACGTGTCAATGTGCGCTTTCCGAAGCCGTCCGAACAGGTATATCCTGTCCCCGTCCCTTCTGGCACAGGTCAGCGCAGAGCCGTCAGAGCCACCGTAGGCCGCATCGATGTGTGCGATCCCGTTGTACAGGAAAGATTCGTCCTGCGTGTATTCCGGGTAAGTTGTGAACAGCGCACCCTCAGATGCCGCCCAGAGTCCGAGGATATACCGCTCATACAGTACCGTCCCGGCGTATTCCTTCTTCAGCGCACTCACAAAGGACGGATCAAGGAACGGATTGTCATCAATCGCATACGTCTGGTAGAACACATCGGCATCCGAATCAAGGAACTGCTTCAGCCAATGCAGAGGGTCTTTCGGATTGAACGTGCCGTCAAAGCAGGAGTAGCTTTTATCCAGACGGCTCTTCAGCAGGTCGAATACATCCGGTGACCAATCCGCTACCTCATCCCCGTAGCAGTATTTGATCGAAGCACCTCTCAGGCGGCTGACCTGTGATACCTTCTCCGCACCCAGCGCATAGCATTTCTCGCCGAACAGCCAGACCGTGTTATCGCTTGAGATCGTCCCGACCAGCACATCCCCGTAGATTTCACGCATCGGTGAAAGCACGTTCCGTTCAATCGTTGCCTTTGTGACCCCAAGAATGACCGTCAGACCGTCCTTCCCGGCTCTCTCCCTGATCCGCATGGGAATAATCCACCGGAAGTCCATGTACGTCTTGCCGGAGCGTGTAGCACCGCCCTTGAAGTTCCAGCGGTGGTTGCTCTCTCGCATATACTGCGCCTGTTTAGGCGTGAGCAGCATGGCTTCGCACCTCCGCAAGCATGGCATCCAGCTTCTCCATCGTATCTTTGTTCTCCGCTTTCGGAATATCATCCGTCAAATCTTTGTATGCGGCGGTCAGATCACGAAGCCGTTTGATGTCCGTCAGTTTTCTCCCGTTATAATCCCTGTGTTCAGTAGCGTTCACACTAATGAACTCATCAAAAAGCCTGTCCAGCGTTTCCAATCCCTTTCGTTTTATCTTCTCTGCGAGTTCCGCATTGGTGGCAACGTCCTCTGCGGTTTTCTGGATTACCTTTTGTTGAATTTCTGCCCTTGCGGCGATTCTTGCCGCCGTCCATCCTTCTTTCGTGCTGTGACGGGCGATCATATTCCTGGACACATGGTATTTCTTGGCAAGTTTTGCCTGTGACTTGCCATTGATGTATTCTGCTCTGATTCTGTTCCAATTTACTCCCGGTTTACCAATACCAATCACCCCCAAGCGTTGTATGGAACAAATATCCGATCATTCTGAAGTTCAATCAGCGTAATCGGCAGTTCATTTCCAAGAAACGCACAAAAAGTCCGATAGTAGATTTTGTTGTCAATCAATGCCAGCCGCACAGGAGCATGAATAATCGACTCAACAACGTTCCGATAAAGAAGCAGTTGCCCGATGGCTTGCACCTGATTGAAAGTTCCCGTTGACGGATATTTTTCATTCGCTTTCTTGACCTCAAATATCGTCATTGTTTCATCTGTATGCCGTACAAGGATGTCAGGCTTGATCTGGAAGTTTCCGCAATGAATCATCCTCTGCCTGTCCTTCAGAAAGATTCCCGGAAGCCCAAGACCTTCGCAGATTTCATCCATGTTTTCATAGATGTAATCCTCAAAGTCTTTTTCCTTCCCGATGAACTCATGCCGTAACGGCGTTTTGAGTTCCTGTACTGTATTCACGGCAAATCCTCCACTTTCACGATCTTCAGTTCATACCCCAACGGTTTCAAAAGCCGTACCATCGTGGACAGTTTGCAGTTCCCTTTGTTAAACGTCCTGCATACCGCAACCCCTGCATCATCCAGCCCAGCCGACCGTGACCACTCCGCTTGTGACAGGTGCATCCTCTGCCTGATCTCATCAGCCGCTACTACAAGTTCCCTTGATGTCATTGTTTCACCGTCCCTTTCCATTGTCATTATCAAAACTGTAAAAAGTTCGGATGGCGGCTCTCTGTCACGCCTTAATCCGAACGTTTCTTCATGTGTCAGTTGTTTCTTTCTGCTTTACAAACCTGATCTGCGCCGGGAGTTCCAATGTTGTGAACCTGTACCCACAGGCTGGGCATTCCCTTCTCCGTCCTGTTGAGTAATCACCTCCTTCTCTGGTTTCAACTATGTATGTTTTCATGTTGTCACACTTAGGACACATCAATGTGCATCACTCCGTACTCCGTCATAGTGGTTGTTGCAGAAATTGCAACTTGATTTTGTTGCAAGTTTCGTGCAAGGTTTTCGCTGAAAC